TCTGCTGACGCCGGCAGTGCCTGGGACCCGGCATCACCTGTTTACAGCGGCTTCATGGGATACCAGCCGATGGCAGCAGCGGGAGGACGTTCTTACATCGATCAGAGTAAAAGTGAATACAACTTCACGCTGCAGGGGAGCGCAGCCTCCGGAACGGATCTGACTCGTCAAATCCGGGAGGCTATAGAGAGCAGTGAGCAGGAAAAAGCGAGACGGCAGCAATCCAGCTTTATGTATGGTTAAGGAGAGAGAAAATGTTAATGGTGCTGGGTCTGTTTGTCTTTGAACGACGAACCTTACCGTATCAGTCAATGGTATTTACAAAAGACTACCGCTGGGCATCCAACGAACGCATCGGGAAACCCAAAGCCTGGCAGTACCTTGGCGAAGGTGAGACATCCTTTAACCTTTCCGGATTACTTTACCCGGAGCTCACGGGAGGGCGGCTTTCTCTCAAGGCGGTTGAGCTGATGGCGAATGAAGGGCGGGCATGGCCGTTGATAGACGGTACCGGCATCATTCACGGCATGTTTATCATTGAGAAAGTCACGCATACGCATTCGGATTTTTACAGCGATGGCACTGCCCGGAAAATTGATTTTACCCTGGTACTGAAACGCGTGGACGAATCGCTGATGACGACGTTTGGCGACCTGAGAACGCAGGCCTCAGAGCTGGTGGAAAGCGCACGTAATAGCATTGGAGGGCTGGTGGGATGATCACCGAAATGAATATCCGGGCGGGTGGGAAAATCGCCCCTGATTTTATGCTTAAGCTTGACGAGCGCGATATCACGCAAAATTTCAGCCATCGTCTTATCAGTTTGACCATGACCGACAAACGTGGGCTGGAAGCCGATCAGCTGGATATTCTACTGGATGATTCCGACGGGTTGTTAGACCTGCCTGCCCGGGGGGCAAGACTGTCCTTATGGCTGGGATGGGAGGGAACACCGCTCCAGCCGAAAGGGGAGTTTACGATAGATGCGATTGAATTCCGGGGCACGCCGGACACGCTGACCATCCGGGGATGCAGCGCAGATTTTCGTGGGAAGCTCAACGTGCGGCGCGAACAGTCGTGGCATGACACGACAATCGGCGCGATAGTCAACACCATAGCTCTGCGTAACCAGTTTACCGCCAGCGTCGGGGCGGGACTTGCATCCATCGCCATTTCTCATATCGATCAGTCTCAGGAGACTGACGCGGCGTTTCTCTCCCGCCTGGCCGAACGTAATGGTGCATTTGTTTCAATCAAAGCCGGGAAGGTTATTTTTATGAAAGCGGGCCATGCCGTGACGGCCAGTGGCACACCGCTTCCCTTAATGATGATTGAGCGTGGGGATGGCGATCGGCACCTTTTTTCCGTCGCTGACCGTGAAAATTATTCCGGCGTGACGGCCAAATGGCTGCAAACGCGTGACCCGAAACAACAAAATGCTCAATTGAGTATTAATCGTCAGCCCGGGGGGCAGCCGACAGAAGGACTACAGCACCCGGATGCCGCTGCACCGGTAGCGGGAGCAGGAGGCAAGGCAGAGAAGCCGCAAGAGAGGCTGGTGGGGTCGGCGGAAAACGTTTTTGAGCTCACCACGGTTTATGCCTCTGAAGAGCAGGCGCTCAGGGCTGCGGAGGCGAAGTGGCGCGCGCTTCAGCGGGGTACCGTGAATTTTTCTATCCAGCTGGCGCTGGGACGTGCCGATCTGTATCCCGAAACGCCGGTGCTGGTCAACGGCTTTAAACGGGTCATTGACGAGCAGGCGTGGATTATCAACGAGGTGGTTCATACTCTCAGCGATAGTGGATTTACCACGCAACTTAAGCTTGAGCTGAACGTCGCGGATGAAAAATTTTCTATCGCAAATGAGTAATGTATTTGCTATTGGTTTCTTTTTGGGTATTATTAATTCACAAATTGTGAATTATGTGGAGGGGTACATGTTTCATTGTCCTAAGTGCAAGCATTCCGCGCATGCGCGTACCAGTCGCTATTTAAGTGAAAATACCAAAGAGCGCTATCACCAGTGCACCAATGTGGACTGCAGCTGTACGTTCGTGACGATGGAGTCCGTGGAGCGTCTGATTGCGACACCTGGCGCCGCTGAACGTATCCGAACGGCTTCGCAGACCCACGGTTAGCGACTGCGCCACCGGCTCAAAAAAAACCAATAAAAAAGCCACTCAATCGAGTGGCTTAATCATTTGATTCTACAGCTAAATTTGGTGGCCCCTGCTGGACTTGAACCAGCGACCAAGCGATTATGAGAACGATGCACCACCATTTAAAAACAATAACTTACATGTAAAACAAACAGTTACCGCACGAATGATGCTGGATGTTATCGAATGTTTGAGTCCTGAGGGGACAGAAAAGGGACAATTTATGCTGTCGTAGCTCGCCAAAGTTGCTGAACGGTGTCTAAAACATCATTTTCTGAAGCCATCTCCTTGTTATCAATAAAACCATCAAATATGTATGTGATTTTATCGGTTTCTTCAGAGTAGCTAAATTTTGCTTTTGCGATGTAAGCTCCCCATTTTCCAATTGGAATTTTCATTTTGGTTTTCAGGACGCCTTTTGAGTCAATATCACCACTAAATTCATAATATCGTTCGTCAACGTTGATCCATAGGGTTCCATAGACATTAGAAAGACCGTCTCCCTTTTTTAAATCTAATGTGTAATGTGCTTTGGGAGTTGTGAGTACATCCCCCTCGTTCGACCAAGGTGAACGAGTAAAAATCTCAAGAAATTCCTTTCGTCTTTCTTTCTTCTTAGCCTTGTGATCACGCCAATAAGGCATAATAAAAGCCGCGCAGGAAATTATTAAACTTAGAGTTGCAATTATATCGGAAGTGCTCATTTTTTATGCTCCAAGGGATTGAGTTGCACAGCCTCAACTAAATGGCTAGGTGCGAAATGTGCATAACGCATTGTCATCTTTATATCGGTATGGCCGAGAATATCTTTAAGCACCAGTATGTTTCCTCCGTTCATCATAAAATGACTTGCAAAGGTGTGGCGTAAAACGTGCGAAAGCTGGCCGTCTGGTAGGTTAAGTTCAGCTCGTTCGACTGCTTTGCGAAATGCCGAATAACACGATTTGAAGTAACGCCCAGGCTTTTCAGGTTTGGGAAGCGAATCATAAAATTCCTTGCTGATCGGCACAGTTCTGTTTCTGTTCCCCTTCGTTTTGAAAAAGCTGACTTTCAGGTTTTTTATTTGTTTTGTTGTTACAGATTCAGCTTCATCCCAGCGTGCGCCAGTTACCAAGCAAAGGCATGCTACCCAGTATGTGCTGTCGTTACGGCTTTTCATGCACTCTTCTAAAAGTCGCGTAATCTCTTCCTGTTCAAGGTATGCCAGTTCGGCTTCCTCTGATTTGAAAGCGCGAACATTTATTAGCGGATTATCAAGCTTCCAGTGCCCCAGTCGCTTCAGCTCATTAAACACCGCGCGGAAGTAGGCCAGTTCAAGATTCATCGTTCTGGGGGAAACTTGTTTGACGCGAGATGTCCGGGATATCTCACCAGAAAGGCGCTTTTTCCGATATAGGGAAAACATGGTTGCGTCGAATTCGTGAGCGAGTGGATCACCCATGCTTTCACAGGCAAATTCCATTGTGGATTTACGCTTTTCGCCATCGTCCAATGTAACACCGTGTTCATCAAACCACTGGTTTACAAGGTCGCGCAATTTACGTCGATCCTCTTTTCCGTCCAGCCAGGGCTTAACGTGGACATTTTCCATAATATGGTTTTGATATGCTAAAGCCTCACCTTTTGTGCTGAAGGTCCTTCTAATGCGTTTGGCTGATTTTCCCTTAGGTTTCCCTTCAGGATAAAAATCTAAGACCCAGCCGTTATCTTTTTTCTTAATGCTCATGGTCTTAAGCTACATATATTTTACCAAGAAGGTTTGGATCGTCAGGGTAAATAGTTAACTCTCCTTCATTCGAAAATGTAATTTCTCCATCTTCTATGCTGTGTAAGAACCCAATATAATGTTCATCAAACATATATTCATGGTTAAATAGTTGGTTAGGGAATGAGTTTCTTATTGTATTGAAGTTGATGCCAGACATGTCCGCTATTTCAATTGGGCGTTTAGTTTTCGTGAAAGTATCCACATATCTATGTTGCAAATTTAATGAAGGAGATTTAATTTCTGCTATTTGTTTTTGTATATTAATCAGCATACTATACATCACACTATCTTCTTTATTTAAGTCTATATTTTCAACCTTGGAAGGCTGAATTTGTAAGAGTTTGATTATTGAATTAACATCATCAGCAGGAAGACTTTCTGTCTCTTTTAGCATACTGATAATGCCGGGGATCTCACGGTCTACCGTATCTACCCGTAAAGTATGAGAATAAGATACGTATCTAAATGCAGAAATATCAAAAGGGGCTGGTAGCCGATTGTCTGTAATTAAAATTGTTTTTTTATTAAATGCTTGCCTTAGACCAAGTTCGTAGAAAACATTCGCATTACGAGAGCTCAGATCGCAAATGGCCATATCACATTCAACAATTTTTTTGAGAATATCGAACATGATCATATTTGATGCTTTGTTATCATCCGCTCTGATGGGTTGGTAACCGGCTTTAATACATGCTGGTTTAATCAAATATTGGTAAACACGATTGAAATGCGCGGGCTCATAGTCTGGGTGGTCGGCTATTGGCATCATGACAAAGCAGGTTTTAGTTTTTGCGGGAATAACTTCAGAATCCGGGGTGGTTTTTTTTGTAGACATTTTAATTATTCTCCGAGATAGCTAACACAACTCGACCAATGACCTCGATATCATCTATGGAACAATCAAAAGCCATTCCTACTCCGCTGACTCGTACCTTTTTTACAGGAATTCGTGTAAGTGTTCTTATGCTAGTTTTGCCTTCAATGTTAACAAGCCATTCACCATCAAAAACTTCAGAATATTGTTGATCAAGGATGTATTGAGCTTTTTCTTCCTGCACGCAGATAGGGGTTGTTGGCAGTGGCGTACCTGCACGGAAAAATACTTTATCAAACATGACATAGCCGGAATCATAAAGCTGCCCATCAACAAGCTTTTTGCGTGGGAACTTCATGATATCCAGTTCTTCATCATCAAATTTTTTGCCATGCCCAGTAGATAACCATTCTAAAGATGCGCCCGTTTCAGCTACACACCTAACCACCATATCAGCCGGAAAAATGCCACGTTTGAACCGCGCAGAAAGGCTGCTTGATGCCATTTCAAAATGATCTGCCAGCTGTAGTTTTGAAGTAAAACCATACGCTTCTATTACGCGATTAAGCACATCGCTACTGTGCCCTATTTGTTCGAAAGGAAATTTACTCATAAGTGCAACTCTCTCGACTTAGTCGAAATTATGTTGATTTCTTCATTAAGTCGAATTAGAGTCTCTCCTTGTTGTAGTCTTAGTCGAATGTTGATGAGCGTTGCCGCGCTCTAATGAACAAAGGAGTTTGCCTTATGCGTCCCAACATTACAATCGCCATCCCCACACCTTACCTGCCTATTGATGAATACTGTCGGATCACCGGAACGCCTATGGGTACTGCCCGCGATATGGTACGCGATGGTCGTCTGCCTATCCGTGGAAAGGGCGACAAGCCAAAAGCACGTGTTGAAATCAATATGGCCGCGCTAACCGTCCAGGCATTAAGCGAATGCAATATTTCGCTTAACGCGTAATTCATCCTACGGATTAGAGCGGAGCTAACAATGTTTGATTATCAGACCTCTAAACATGCTCACTTTGATGCAGCTTGCCGAGCGTTTGCGCTGGCGCACAATCTGGAAGATGTAGCCGCTGCCGTTGGTATGCGTCCGCAGATCCTCCGCAATAAGTTGAACCCGATTCAACCACATCGCCTGACCTGTGACGAGCTGCTGGCTATCACCGATTACACGGAAGATGCCCGTTTGCTGGATGGGATGCTG